TTTGCTTGAGCCGCTTCATCCTCAATCGCTGATTTCACACCATCAATTAAAAGCTTGCCGGCATAAGCGGCGGCTGCTACACCGGCGATGGCAAATGCCGCTCCTGCCTTCTTAGCAAAATCTCCGATTTTAGATCCAAAGCCTTCAACTTCATTTGTCGCGCCCCTGACGCCCTTCTTTAATTCATCAAAGTCTGCATCAAATTGGATCCGTACCTTTGGAATGCCAGCCATCAGTCAAGCCCACTCTCTTTAATTACAGCCTGAATCATCTCTGTGTATTCTCTGGCCAATACTGGAATGTAATAATCTACGGCTGGCGCAATCCAATAGCCAGTGTGACTGCGACCAACTTTGAATCTGTTTGTGTAGGAGCGACCAATTGAATCTTGTCCCGGATGTGAACCAAACTCTGAGCCCCATAATAAAGCTCCAGCGGATGCGGCGTTTTGGCCAACTCTGTTGCCCTTGCCGCTCTTACTAGCAGTCCCGCCGTATTTACGACCGACTTTCTTAGCCCCGCCAATATCCACGCGAACCAAGCGATCGCGCGGCGTTGAAATGGATTCCATGACTAGCTTTGTTTGTGGCGTAGGAGATTGAGATCCGAATTGATAGAGCTGGCCAGCCAATCGCTTTGATAGCGGCTGCGCGGCATCTCGGACTTTGTTGGCTGTCTCTTTGTCTAACGCGTTTAATAAACTAATAAGACTTTTAAGCGCAAGCGGTTCGATGGTGATTGCATAGACACCGCGCCCGCTCTTACTTGCCATTTCGTTTCTCCAATATCTCTATCGCTGTGAGTATTGCTTCCGCCGTCTCCCACTCGCTCATCGGAATTCCTGTGGCTATTGCTAGCTCAATCAGAGTCCGATTTATGCTTCCGGCGGCGTAACTTTTGGGCTATCGCCACCGGCCGAAATATCTGCAACTGTCTCGCACCATACTTCATAACCTTTTATTGGTTTTCCGCCAGCTTCACGCTTCATCGAGTTGTAAGCCAAAAATAAGAGATCTGATATTCCTATCTTTGATTCTGCCTGTTGAATCGTAAATCCTGTTTTCTGCTCCCACTTCATCCATTCTGGCGGAGCTGCGATGTAAGTCGCAACCTCGCCAGATTGATAAGTGATGTCAATCGATAGTTTCATTTTGCTCCCGTTTTCTTTTGCTTAGGTTAGGACTGGAGTATCGGATACCAGCATCGACCATGAATCTGTCTGTGCATCTGGAGCTGCGCCGCCTGCTGACGGAGCTACCGGAAACACATTAAAGCTGAAAGTTGAGCCGGTGACTGCAACTAGCGAGACCGCCAGCGGAGTATTTGGAGCAGCAGTAAAGGCCGCCCACATTGCATCAAATAATGAACCGCCGGCGCCCCAGTCTGCAAGGAGTTCGACATCCAGAGTCCACTGATCATCAATATGTTTGTAAGCCTTGCCATCAAGTGTCTGATATGTCGTGATTGTTGGTGAGTTTGTTAGCGTTGCAGCAGTAGCTTGTGCTGCATACACATCGGAATCGATCGTGAGAGTTATATCGCGACCGGTGATGATAGTTGTCATTTTTGCTCCTTATGTTTGTGTGTAGTAGGTCGAGATTGATAAATCTGCCACGAGCAGATTACTTGCTCCGACGGATGTAATCGATGGACGCTGAACATCTCCGACTACATATCCCGAAGGTATAGCTCCGAGAATTTCGATGAGTAACTTCTCCAGATTATCCAGAGATCCTGAGTTTGAGTTATATGCAACAGCGGCAGTAACTAAGAAATTGAGTTTAACTTTGACGGAAGCTTTACCAATTAAAGTGCTTTCCATCATTGGAGAGTCATAAAGAATTATGCAAGCTGGCGGAATGACGGCCTCTGGGACGGATGAATAAACCGAAGCCGCCACTCCAAGAAGCGCCGTCCTAAGCGGATCTCTGACATCCTCTAAGATTGAATTTACTGGCATATATTTTCAACATCGACGAATGGACTAAGAAGCCCTGTGACCCGATTTTGGAGACTGCGACCCATGCGGAATGGCGATGGCTGAAAATCTAAGCCCTCAATCTGACCGCCGGGAGCTGTAATGCTCTGGAATATCTCAACACTAACTACAAGAAGCGCGGACTCTACGGGCGCGACTCCGACATATAACTCAGCGGCAGATGCGCCATCTAAGGCTGCAACGCCAGCGGGAATGACTGGACGAATCAAAACATCGCCATTTACTTTGGCTACCGAGAAGGTATAGGCGCCCACTAGATCATCGGTAATTGTGTAAGTTCCATTGAATAAATTAGGAACGCATCCAGTAATGACCACGGATTGACCCGGCACAAATCCATTAAGTCTCTGGGTTGTGTAATAGGCGACATCATTTTCCAAATACACGCCAGTGATTGCGGCCTGATATGCGGTGAGCATTGGCAAAACTACGCCTTCGGCTGAATCAATTATATTTTCAAGATAAACATCTGAATAAAGAGATGAGCTAACGCCGCGTAATTCTCCGACAGTAATTATATTAGGCATTAGCCCATCCTCTCATTCGACTCGGCCAGAGACGGGAGCGCCCCTAGCCGATGATTATTTTTGGTTCGGCTTAGGTAAAGTTGAACATCTGTCCGCCATCGCCAATTTTTGTGGCGCATGCGCCATAAGAATTGAGTGAGACTTCAACAGTGCCATCAGATGGCTTATTGACATCTAGACGATAAGCTCCGCTTTCATACCAAGTGAATGCATCTGGCTCAAGGACAACCATTGAATCATCGCCAGTTCCAGTAAACTCGCCTGAGTTATCAACAAAGAAATTCAGACCAAGCACAAGGCCGCGCTGTGACTGTCCGTTGACTTGTCCAGCTTGATTCTGTGGAAAATAGGCCTGAAATAGCGGTGTGCCTGCATCGTTATAGCCCATGATATTTTGCCATTGTGCTGGCGAAACCAACATATTGCGCGCGAAGCGTTGCGTCGCTGAATAGACAAGGACATTTGCTTCGCTAGTGTAGGCAATTAACCCTGCGGCTGTATTAGCGTTAGCGGCTGAAACTCTGTCTGCATCTGTTTTAATTTGATTTGCAACATACTTGTTTTGAGCAAATGCCATTGATGAGCCCATAATTGAGAGAAGTTCATTAAAGAATGCAGGTGAGCTGCGCTCAATAATTTCTGTTGTGAGAATATTGCGACCCGCAAAGCGAGTGACTGGGACTGAAATGAAGCTTGATTCAATTCCAGTATTTGTTACTGCGCCGCCCTCTGCAACAGGATCGACCACTGCAATTTGCGAAATCTTTGGAATCTGAAATTCAAGCCCGGCGTCCGGTAAGGTTCCACGGCTGATTGCATCTATGGCGCCTCTAGTCGAATTGCTTAGACCATTGATCACTTCTGTAAGCTGGCGAGTTGGATTGAATGCTGGGTTTGTAGTTCCCAGATCATCATTCGCTGCTGCAACATAAATTGCAGATTCAGAGTTTGGATATAGCTGAGCCTTGATTGAATGCTCAACCCATGATCCCATATTTACAATTGGGCTTCGTGGCTTTGTTGTAGCCATCGGCACATGGCCGAGAGTTACGATCTTGGAAGCTTCAACCGGTTCGGCTGGAGCTTCGATTACGGCTGGAGTTGTTTCCACTTCGTTTTCTCCTTCTGTTGTTGGATTTTCTGTATCTGGATCCGACGCTCCCGTTTCGGTTTCAGAATTCTCGTTTTCACTTGCCGCGATTGAAACTTTTGCGCTGGCGATGGCTGGATCTGTTACAAGTGAGACTTCTTTTAATTTACTTGCGCTAATAGTTAAAACGCCTTCGACATTCTTGTATTTCTCAGCATTAACGCCCACCGAAAATCCGTCGCGTAATTGTGTGCTGGCCTCGACCAGTGCATCATTGCCCGCGTTAGTTGTAGCCACGGAAAACACAGCGTCAATTCCCTCTGGCGTGTTTGTGTAGCTCTTTAGAAATCCAATTGGATTATCTCGGCGATGTTCTAGCAATAATTTAGTTGTATCCGAGAAGGTAATGGAATCTGGCAGAAATTTAGTTTGTCCCGCGCTAGTAGATCCGATTTCATTCCATGTAACTATGCGGCCAGAGATTTCGCGTTTAGGAAAGTCGGTGGCCGATACCTTTATGGAGAAATTTACATCCAGCGGATTGTTTATTTTTGTCATCTGATCATGTCCTCTTCCATTCGTATTTCATCGGGCGTTAGTGCGCCGATGCGATTCATGATTTCGTACACTTGTGCGCGCTCCATAGCAGATCCACGCAGGTAATCATCGAGATTGAATTTAACTTCTTGAGATGCTGGCACGAAATCATTTGCCATGCCTGTCATCGATAATCTTTCCTCGATGCTTGTCATTAGTGGACGCAGCGAGAAATTGACGAGTGATTCTTTCGCCGATGTCGCGTTTGAATAAGTCATACTCGATCCAGATTCAGCGTCCACATAGTATGCAGGGATTCCCGCTGCGCGAGCTAACTCAGTCGCGACATAGGATCTGGCTTGATTTAACTGGAGCTTCTCTGGATCGAATCCGACAGAGACCATATCGATGTCTCCATTTAAGAATGCCGTGGAGCGATTTCTACGACTAGCAGACCAGCTCTCCAATAGTTTTGCAATTCGATCGGCTGGCAAATTTGCGCCAGTTGATTTTAATACCATTGACGGCACTGGCTCGCGCGCATACATCGCCGCTGCGCGTTCCAATTCGGCGCCTGCTCTTATTGTGCGGCCTGCTCTATGAAGTAAGCCTTCATCGTTTCCGTAAAATACTGCTAACGATCCGACGCCAGTTGTGGGAATTGCCATTCCGTCAATTGTGTAATACTCGATTTCCGTTCCGTTTGCATTTGTTTGAATTCCGACGCGAATTGGATTTATTCTTTCCGCTGATCTGATTCGATATGTTTCGGCATATAATTCCAAAATTCTTAAATAGCCGTAACCATAGAATAATAAATCCTCGGCCAGAAATGCGTAAGTAGCAGATCCCGGAATGCGTGGATCAGGTTGATTGATAACACGCGGTGGATCCTCAACCCTTGCGCCATCTCGCTTTGTGCGAACTTCGAGCGGGATACTGGCCACGCTCGATGTAATAATTCCGCGTGCGCGAGCTACGGTTGGGACGGACATAGCTTCGGCGCGGGTCGCTGTATAGCTGCCCATGAAATTAAATAAAGAATCCAAAGTCGCGACTGGAGCCAGTGATGCTTGAACATCGGAACTCGATTTGACCGGTTCCGGCTTTGTAATAAATAAATCTTTAAGCGCCATGCGTGGAAGTCTAAACCAAGCCTTTACACCTAACCGACCAAGATGTCTATCTCCGTCTCTGGGCGTGTCGCGTAATTTGTAACTAAGGCCGTGGCCACTGCCGCGCAAACTGTTGTCTGGGATGCCCGGCGCCCGATAATCCAGCCACCATCGCCCATCGGCAATCGGACGGCGGATAAGATCTGCTTAGTTAGCTCATCATTATTTCCGTGGCGCAGTCTCTTAGAAGTAACAGCCGATAGAAGCTGATCGCACGCGGTCGCGTAATTGTGGCCATCAAAATCCATAATCCTAATTCCACCGGGAACCAAGCGGCCAGCCACGGCAGTTGCAGTTCTCTTTGAATAGGCGATGACTTCCACATTGTATTTGCGATAATGATCCGCGATGTCATTGGCCATTGCCAGATCGTTAAGTGATACCGAATTCTCCCATGTTCGAAGCAATTTGACCACGAAGCTATCGCCATCGATTTTCTGGGCAGCCACTAGAGCTCCAGCCCGGCGATCTGGCGAGAGATCTAGTCCAAACCAAGTCAGCTTCTCTGGATCTAACTCAATTCCATCCTGACCGCATTCAGCCCACTGGACAGATGGAATGACTGCATCCTTTTGGTGGATCCACCGGCACAAGACTTCCTGTTGTACGACATGCGGCGGATCGTTCAAGATGCTCCGGATATTATCCTCGTGGATTGTGTGGCCGAGTGCGGGATTACTTGCAATCCAATTTGCTTCGTCATAAATATCGTCAGTCGCTCCAGACCATTCGAGATAACAGATGTTATCCGTCCCGCCCACCATCGCGGCCATTCCGCGTTCTCGGAGCTGATTCAAAACTACCGATGTCTGATCGCCCGCTGTTGAAAATGTCCAGACCTGTGGATTTCGAGAGGCCATCATTGTGTAACGCAGGGATGCGAATCCGTCGAGATCGCGCATCTCAGAGAGCTCATCCATGTACACGACTTCTGGCCGGGAAATTCCGCGAGCTGCTGAGTTCGATGCTTTGATCATGTAGCGATTGCCAGATTTTGTGACTATCTCCTCGGAGCCATGCGCCCACCGGATAACCTGCAGCTGACTTTTAAGATCATCATTGGTTTCAATTATTTTAACAATCTGGCGAAACAGCTCCAGCGATGTGGAAAGTCTGTGCGCGCTGGCAATCTGGAGCGGCTCATTCCATAGGAATAGTCCAGCCAGCGCCCGGACAAGAAGGAGCGTGGACTTACCATTCTGGCGAGCTCCGACGATGGTTATCTCAGATGATGCCCATCTCTGATCTGGCTTGATTTTGTGAGCGTGATGCAGCACGAATTTCTGCCACGGCATTAAGTCCAGCCCGATGCGAGTAGCGAACTCAATGATTTCATCGCCCTTAGAAGGTAGATCATTGAGCTTTGAGTGGATTCTGGGGCGCTCTGAGCCAATCAATGCAGGCTTCGGCGGTTGTAATCCCTGTTCGTCTAGGACTGTCTCTGGTACGACCCTAAGAGCCCTTGTGGAGCCCTGTCCGACTTTAGTCATAACTGGTCGATTCGTTTTGAGGTGAAAGCAAATCGCGGGAT